CGGATAGGCGGCCGCCCAGGCCGCGGCAAAGGCGGTGCGCAGGGCGGCGATGGCGCCAGCATAATTTGCCATGGTTCAACCGCGTTGAGTGATCTGCAGCGCCGGCTGGCGCACCAGCCAGTCGGCGCGCGCCTTGTCGCTTAACTTCCGGCCGGTCCGCTGCATTTTCGTGAAAGACGCCCAGGCCGCCTGGTTGCCGAACACCACGGGCATATAGACGAACTTTACGTCGGCCTGGTTGCCATAGCGATCGGCGACGATCTGGGCGGTGTCCTCATAGATATGATTCGGCACCGAAAGCTGCATGCGACCGGATTCGATCTTGCGAGAGTATGGTTCCGGGTTGGAAATATTGATCTGCTGGCCTGGCTGCCAGCCCGAGGCATCCGGCACGACATGACCGTCGATAAAGATCATGTGGCTGTTTTTGTAGAGCCCCGGATGCTTGTCGCGGCCACTTCCGACCGGCGACTTGTCCTTGAGCGTCTGGATCGCAAACTCGACCACCTCGGTCATATAATTGTAGGCGATCACGATGCGGATATTCATCGCTCAAAACTTGCCTTGTCGATCGGCTGGCCGTCGACCGTCACCTGATAGTCGCTCGGATGGTTGATCGCGACCAGGTCGTCATGCAGCGATTTTGCTTTTTCGCGCATGTCCTGTTGCGCGCGCAGCAGCGCCGAATTCAGCGCCTTGGAAAAGCCGCCCTCGTCAAAGGTCCAGCGCGAGCGGTCGACCACGTCGACGGCGCTGGTGTTGCCGACCAGGGCCTGGCGCCAGGTCTGCTGGTCCTGCGCCGTGTCGCGATAGGCGATCGTTTCGGTCGGATCGCCTGTTGGCATGATCAGATCCTATGCGGCGGGCGCCAGGTCCGGCGCGCCTGGTGGCGCCACCAGCGAAACAACCAGCGGCCGATCATCGCTTGAAAATAAAATGCCAGGCCGCAACGCCGAACAGCGCCAGCACGGCGGCGAGCACGGCGAGCGAGGAAACCAGGCCGATCAGCTCTTGCCGGTCCATCTTAGCCCTCGACCTGAATGTCGAGGCCGATCAGCACGCCGGCGATGCGGCGGGTATCGTCATCGACCGACTTGATCGCGCATTCCTTACCGCGAATGACGATCTTATCGAAGGTCGACAGCGGCAGCACCGCGGCGAGCGTGTCGACCAGCGCGATGACATGGCGGTCGCCCTGCACGATCTCGCCGATCAGATCCTGGGCTCGATAGGCCGCGACGCGCGCCATGGTGTCAGTGTCGACATAGGTGCGCGAGGGGCCAGTGCCGCTATAGCGCCGCACCGTAACGGTCTCGCCATTCATGTTGATCTGGCGTCGCAATGACGCCAGCGCCTGGTCGGGCCTCATTCCCAGATCTCCGCGTCGAGCAGGATCGAGGCGGCATCCGGCAACAGCGTCACCGAGCCGGGATCAACCTGCATGTAGAGATCGCCGACGCCGGCGACGGAATCGCGCCGCACGAAAATATTCTGATCGGCCAGCGAGTAGAGATGCCGCACCGTCAATAGAATGGCGTTCTTGACGTTGTTCGGCACCAGGCTGGGATCCGAGCCGGCATTGAAATTGATCACGATCGGTTCCGGCGAGAACGGGAACACGATCGGCCAGATGGTACCGAAGGTCGGAAAAATCCGCACCGTGGCGCCCTTGGTCTGCACCACGTAGAGCGACGGATCCAGCGTGACCGTCGCCATCGTCACCCAATCGGTATAGATGATCGAATTGACGCCGCTTTTCAGCACCGGCGCGATCGGCAGCTCGATCACCGGGTGCCATTGCTGCATCACCCATTCGACCTCCTGCGTCACGAATAGCCGCTGGGTGTAGGCCTGGGCGGATAATGTCGCCGCCGAGATCAAGGCGGTGACATAGGCCTCCTGGCTGTCGTCGGTCAGCCGCAACAACGCCTTGGCGTCGGCATAGGCGACCGGATCGGCAGCGGCTGGTGTGATGGTGCGAAGCATGGGCTTTCCCGGTCGAGAACGGATCCGCCGCGGGAAAACCGCGGCGGATTATTCGGCGGTGCAGATCAGACCACCTGCTCTTGCGAGCTCGCGCAGTTGGTCGAATCCGAGGCGAAGCCGTAACGCGGATCGACACCGAGAACGACGCCGCCGATCAGGGCCGCCTCGACCGAAGGCGTGATCGAGAGCTGGAAAAACTTGAAGCCGTTGGCGATGTCGAGATCCTCCTGCTTGAGGTTGATCAGCGCCTGCTCGTTCGGATTGGTGGTCTGGGTCATCTGGGTGATGGCCTTGCCGGTGACATCCTTGGCGCCGGCGCCCCCGCTCGAGGTGGCCTGCTGGATCTTGGCGTCGACCAGGCCGGTCGAGATCATGGCGCCGACCTCGACGATCGCGAGATAATTGTGAAACACGGTGGCGTCGAGCCAGCCGGACACCTGCACGGTGGTGGCCGACTGCGGGTTGATGGCGCCGACCACGCCGACGCGCTGGGATGGTTTGAGATTGATATCGGGCATGGATGCCCTCCTGATGTCTGGATGATGAAAGGGAATTCGATGGCGAACCCCGCGCGGCCCGAAAGCCGCGCGGGATATCGACGAACTTGCGCTTGGCGACTAGCGCGCCTGCAGCGTGACGAAACTCGACTTGGTGTTGCTGCCGTTGGCCGGCGACACCGGTTTCGCCAGATAGGGCTGGCCGCCGAGCCGGAAGGTCCAGCGGAACGCCGACATGTTGTAGTCGAAGAACAGATGGATCGAGGACGCAAACTCGATGCCCTGGCCGATCTTGGTGGCGAGCGCGTAGCCCTTCAAATCCACCAGCATGATGTCGCCGAGCGAGGAAAAGGTCTGCGCATGCTCGTTGAAGTAGATGGGATGGCCGAGCAGCGTGCCGCCGGGACCGCCGACGATACCCTGATTGAAGGGCACCCAGGCGGGCTGGTTGCCGATCGTCAGCCCGATCAACGCCGGCAGAACGTCGCGATTCATGATCCAGGCTGGCTCGCCGCCCTGCGCCAACAGCCGCGCTAGCATGTTGGAGAGGTTGGCAACGGTCAGAGTCAGGGTCGCCTGGCCGGAGGTTTTCGAGACGGTGACCAGCGCGCCGGAATTCATGAAGCCGAGCGGCTTGCCGTTGCCGTCGCCCCAGATCACGGCGTCGGTCGCCTTCCAGTTGATGGCGCGGCCGGCCTGCAGGGTCAGCCGGCTGTTGAGCCGCGGCGCGTCGTCGAGCAGCTCGGCGGTCGCGATGCAGAACGCGAACAGCTCATGCAGCTGCAGCTGGGTGCCGGTGAGCCCGACTTTCGAGGCCAGCATCTGGTTGCCTTCCGAGCGCCAGGCCGACTGCACGCCGGCGGAACCCCAGGGCGTGGTCTCGTCCTTGGGGATCGAGATCGAGTTGGAGTTGGTCGGCTCCTGGTTGCACATCGAGAGCAGATCATCGTCGGGGAATGCGATACCCCAGATCTGATCACGATACTCGGTCGGCACCAGCATGCCCTCGCCGGCCGAGCCCTGGTTGCTCTCGAAATTGGCCGGCGCCGCGCCGAAACGCGGATCCATGCCGCTGCCGGTGAAGCGATCGCGAACCGCGAGCGCGAATTCCGCCAGATTGGCGAAACCGCCGGTGCGCGCCGGATCGACGTCGTTGACGATGATCGAGCGCGCCGGCGGCGCGTTGAACAGCGTGGCGCGCTTCTGCGCCTTTTCTTCCGCGGCGATTTCGACATCGAGCGCCGCGAGCTCGGTCTCGATCGCATCCACCTCAACCTCGAGCGCCGCCATCTGGGCGGTCTCGGCCTCGTTAAGGTCCGGCTTGGCGATCAGCGCATTGAGCGCGGTGAACTTGGTCTTGCCCGACTTGGCCTTGTCGGCCCGCGCCTGGCGCAGTTTTTTCAGATCCTTTGGCATGAGCCATCTCCTGCTTGGGTTTGCTCGGACGAAAAAGCGCTCATTGGCTCCCGCCGTCCGAGCGGACGCGGGGAGAGAGCAACTGGAAACGCGACTGAGATTATTCGAACGCCAGCGCCGAACGGCGGCGCGCGGCCTTGCTCGGCTTTTGCGTGAGGCCACCGATCACGTCGTCGAGCGTGCCGACGCGATCGACCATGCCACGCGACAGCGCCTCGCGCGCGCCATAGACGCGGCCCTTGCCAAAGGTATCGCGGACATTGGCCTGCGTGGTGCGCCGGCCGGCGGCCACCGCCTTGATGAAATCGACACCGGCCTCGTCGACGCGAGACTGCAGGAACGCAGTCGCCTCATCGGACAACGGCGCGAACGGATGCGCCTCGTTTTTGGCCGGCGAGATCTCCGATCGCAGCATGGTCAGCTTGATGCCCATTTCAGCCAAGGCTTCCGACATGTCGGCGTGCAGGATCATGGCGCCGATCGAACCGACATCGCCGGACGGCGACATCACGATTTCCGAGCATTGCGAGGCGATCCAGTAGGCGGCCGAAGCCGCCAGCGAGTCGACCATGGCGATGACAGGCTTTTGCGCGGCCGCGGCCTTGAAGGCGGCCGCGGTTTCCGGCGTGCCGGCGACCGTGCCGCCGGGTGAATCGAAATGCGCGATGATCGCGGAAACATCGGGATCGGCGGCGTGCTGTGCGACCTGGCTGCGCAGGCCGTCCATGCCCGTGAAGGATCCATAGAGCGAGCGGCCGCCGCGCGGGTAGAGTGCGCCGTGGACCGGCACGATGGCGACCGAGCCCTGCCGCGCCGGGACGCCGGCCGCGGCCGCAAGGCCGCCGTCGCGCGCCACGAAATCGGCCAGACACGCCAGGTCGATCGCGCCGCATTCGTCGACCGCGGCGAGCTGCAGCACGATGTCGGAGACGCTAAGGCGTTTTGTCGGTTTCGGCATTTTTGTCGTCCTCGTTGTCCGCCGGCGTCTTGGCCGCGCCGGACGGGCCGGCCGATGTCACGGGATTGTTGTAATCGTCGCCGCCCTCATCCTTGCGCGGCGAGAGGTTTTCCATCCGCAGCACGTCATTGGCCGAGAGCCATTCGCCCTGGCGGCCGATCAGATAGGCGGCATAACGGCTGCGCAGATCGCCGCGCAACAGCGCGTTGAAATTGAACTCGACGAACAGCTTTTCGGCGCCGTCGCCGAGCAACAGATCGCGCTCGGCGCCCTGCTCGATCGCGATCGCCAGCGGCGCCAGGCAATAGACGACGAAATCGAGCGACTGCTGCTCGATGTTGGAAAACGTCGCCTTGTCGAGACGCCCGGCGCGGTGCGGCGGAAAACTCCACAGCCCGAAAATATCGACATCCGAGCCCTTCTCGGTCTCGAGCAGCTGGGCCTCGGCGTTGGTGACCTTGATCGGGTTATATTTGACGCCGTGCGTCAAAAGCCGATCCTTGTGACGATTGCGGCCAGTGCCGCTTTCGCGCCAGTTTTCCATGAACGTCGTGCGATCGTCCTTGTCCTTGAAGGTGCCGGGATGTTCCAGCGTGCCGCCGCTCTGGCCGGAATTCTGGAACCAGATATCGCCGTATTCATGCACGGCGATCGCACGGCCGAACACCTCGCGCGCCGTTTCCCAGATCGGCATCCCGCGCAGACCATCCTCGGTCAGGGGATTGCCGCGCAGGTGCCAGATATCGTCGTCGCGAAAAGTCTGCGGAGCGGGCAACGCGGTGACCTGGTTGACGGTCACCGGCGGATTGAAGGTGTAGTAGACGTGACCGTCCTCGGCGAGCCAGATTTTCGCCAGCCGGCTCGGATGCAGGATCTCGAGCGAGCCGATCGCGTAGTCGTCGCCAGGCCGAATGCGGCAATAGGCGTTTTTCCAGTACGACAGATGCCAGGCGATCTCGCCGAAGAATTCCGCCGGCGTGTTTCGATCGTTCGGCCGCGCGCCCAGCAGTCTTGTCAGGGGATTGTCGGGTTGCTCTTTGCGAGCGCCGTTCTTGCCGCGCTTGTAGACCATCACCGGCAGCGACGACATCGCTCCCGACAGGCCAAAGCGTACCGCCTGCACCGCGCCGAGCTGCGACGTGCGCCGTTCGGTGACGCGAACGCCGGCGATCGAGCGGGAATTGCCGTAATCGGCCCAATAGGCCGGATTCGACATGTCGCGCGGCACGCTCGGATCGAAACTATCCGCCACCATGCGGATGCCGCGGCCGAGTCCTGAGAGAAGTCCCATCAAATCACCGTCAAGATGTCGGCCGAAGTCGTCAGCATCTGGTTTTCGCCTTTGGCGGCGATCGCGAGCGCATTGACCAGCGCGGCAATGCCGTCGATCCGCTCGGTCGATTTGTTTTTCGCCGGCTTGATGTTGTCGGCGGCGTCCGGGCCTTCGATCGCGACCACCTGGGCGTGCCGGCGTAACACCGGATGACCGCCATGGTGGAAACCGTTCGACATCACCAGGCGCTCGAGCTCTTTCGAGGGCGCGCCGAGCGAGGCATAGCCCTGCCCCATCAGCACCACCGGCAGCCCGTGCTGCTCGAGCTCGATCGCGGTATCGGTGGCGTTCCAGCGGTCGATTGCCAGACCGCCCTCATGGGCCTCGCGCTTGTAGTTGCCGACATGAGCGATCCGAAAGATCTCGGCGTCCCGGTAGATCTGCTTTCGGATGAAAGCGTAGTCGATGACGTTGCCGGGCGTGGCGTGCAGCGCGCCGATTTCGGCCCATTTTTCGTAGGGCAGCTTGTCGCGCTTGGCGTGGGCCTTGAGCAGCATCTGCGGCTTGAAAAACCGGCAGATCACGCGCGGGATCTCGAGCCCCGGCTGGATCGGAAACCACCACACCAGCGCCGAAAGGTCGATGGTCGAGGATAGATCGAGGCCGCCGAAACAGGTCTTGCCGGTCAGATCCTTTTCGATCTCCGTCCAGGGCACGGCGCCGGCGCAATGGTCCCAGCCGAACTTATTACCCTCATCGTCGATGCCGTCGATCGGCAGCCAGCGCACCGCCTGCTCGGTCCAGAGGTTGAGGTGGTAGCGCTTGAAATCGTTTTCGAGCCGCGGCAGCTGCTGGGCGCGCCGCGCGTCGGTTGCGAGCGCCTCGAGCTTTTTCGACACGCCGAGGTTGGGATTGGCTTTCGCCCAGGTTTCGGGCTTGGTCCAGTCATCCTCGACGCCGGCCGCGTACACCACCACCAGGGTTTCGGGATCCTCGATCGTGCCGTCGAGAATTTTTTGGCACTCGTCCCAGATCTGTTCACCGTAGCCGCCCTTTTTGCCGGCGGTCGAGATCAGGAATTCCAGCGGCTGGCGCCGGGCGCCTTCGCTGTCATGGATAAACCCGTAGAGCTCGCCGTCGCGCCATTCGTGGATCTCGTCGCCGATCAGGCCAGAGGTCGAAAGCCCGTGCTTGCCGCCAGGCTTGCCGGATAGCGGCTTGAACGATGCATTGAGCCCAGGACAATAGATCGACGGTTTCAGGCAGACGAGCTCGCCGGACAGCGTCTGCGATTTCGCGACCATCGCGGTCGCCTTATCGAACACCAGGCGCGCCTGGTCTTTTTCCGAGGCGATCGAGAACACCTGGCCGCCCTGCTCGGCATCGCCCAGCAGCATCAGAAGCGCCACGCCGGCGGCGAGCTCGGTCTTGCCGTTTTTTCGCGGGATCCAGACATAACAGCGGCGATAGCGCCGCAGCCCATCGGGACGTTTCCAGCCGAACAGCGGCCGGATGATATCGTTAGCCTGCCAGCCCTCGAGCGCGAACGGCCGGCCCGACCATTCGCCTTCCGTCAGGCAGAGATGGTCGGAAAAGAACCGCACCGCGGCGTCGGCGGCGCGGGCATCAAACCAATAGTCGCCGGGCTCGGCGAGCGTGACCGCGGCCTGGGGCGCCATGCCATCAATTCAGAAACCCGATCGCCGATTTCTCTTTCGACTGATCGGCGTCATTGCCATGGGCACCATCCTGCGGTGCTTGTGCCGCGACCTGGCCGAACAGATCCCCGGCGCCGGCCGCCTGGGCGCGGCTGGCGAAGATGCGCTGGCGCTCGGCCGGATTGAGGCCAAAGCGATCCTCGGCGGCGAACAGGTTCTTTTCCAGCCGCTCGGCGATCGAGAACGCCGGATGAATCCGCCAAAGCTTGCCGTGCGCGCTTTCGCTTTCGTAAAATTCTTTGTTGCGGTCGACCATGGCCTGCATCTTGTGCCAGCGCGCGAAGTTGCGGCAGTAGCGGCCAAAGGTCTCGGCGTCGATCTGGCTCAACAGCCGGCGCGCGGTCAGCTGCGGCGCCAGGCGATGCCAGACCTCGAGCCCCTTGCGCTTGAGCCAGACCGGCGGCTGCACCTGGCCGGACGCCTGCGGATCCGCAACAGCCGCCGGCGCGGCGGCATCGTCACCGATCGGCCGATGGCCAGGATTGCCCTTTGCCAGCTTGACGCTGGCCGGTTCCGGTTTAGGTCCGCGCGGTGCCATGGCATATGCCTCAATAAAAAAAGTTTCGCAAAACTCGCGGCGAAATGTGTGTTTCA